CGGATAGAAGTAAAGGCAGTCGCGTTGCAGGAAAGAACGAAGTGCATAGACGATTGCAAATAGATGAAGACGCAGACCGTGCTGGTCTGGAAATTTTTGATAGTTGTACCAATTTAATAGCGCAATTACCTGTACTACCTCTTAGTAAGACTAATCCAGAAGATGTAGATACAAAAGCAGAAGACCATTTGTATGATGCGCTAAGATATGGTATAATGTCACGACCTGTTAGTAGGTCTATTTTTGACTACCCTATAGATAAGGGAAGTTCACAATGGGCACCTGCTGACGCAACCTTTGGGTATTAAATATGGCAGAAGAAGATAGCAACGCAGAAGGATTTATGATTGAGCCTAAAAGTGGTTCAGAAGAATTGGCTGGATATGTTCAACAGAAGTTCATAGATGTAGAGAGCAGTCGTAGAGATGAAGAAGAGAGGTGGCTAGATGCGTATCGCCAGTATAGGGGCTTGTACGGACCCGAGACACAATTTACATCAACGGAAAAATCTCAAGTATTTATCAAAGTTACAAAGACAAAAGTCCTTGCGGCCTATGGGCAAATCACAGATGTCCTCTTTGCAGGACAAAGATTTCCAATCGGTATCGAAGCAACGCGTATTCCTGAAGGCGTAGAAGAGGCGGTTCACTTTGACCCGAAAGCTCCTGAAGAGCTGTTAGAAGATTTAGGTAAGACATATGGTTTTGCTGGAGATGGTCGAGAAATTCCTCCTGGGGCTACAGAGCAGACAATGAGAGATTTATATGTAGGCAATCTAAAAGAAGAATTACAGCCTATAGAAGATAAGTTAAAACCAGGATACGGTAAAACTCCAACGGCACAAACAATAAGTCCTGCTCAAGAAGCCGCTAAAAAAATGGAAAAACTTATATTAGACCAGTTGGAAGAATCTAGTGCATCTAAGCATCTTAGGTCAACTGCATTTGAGATGGCTTTATTTGGCACTGGTATTTTAAAAGGCCCTTTTGCTTTAGAGAAAGAATACCCTAACTGGAATGAAGAAGGTGAATATGTTCCTGTAGTTAAAACTGTACCTAAAGTAGAGAATGTTTCTATCTGGAATTTTTATCCTGATTCTGATGCAAAGAACATGGACGAATGCGAATTTATTATACAGAGACATAGACTAAGCCACTCAGAACTACGTGCGCTTAAAAAGCGACCATATTTTAAAGATGACGCTATTGACGATTGCATTGGTATGGGAACGAACTATGTCCGTAAATGGTGGGAAACTGATTTAGAAGACTATAGGAATTCCTTTAATGTAGACCGTTTTGAAGTATTAGAATTTTGGGGCAACATTGATAAAGATATGGCTGAAGAAGCTGGCCTTGATATCCCGAAAGAATTTGATGATGTAGATACATTACAAGTTAACTGCTGGGTATGCCATAACACTATTCTTCGTTTAGTAATTAATCCTTTTACACCGAAACGCATACCTTATTGTGCCTCTCCATTTGAGTTAAATCCGTATAGTTTCTTTGGTGTCGGACTAGCTGAGAATATGTCAGATACTCAATCTTTAATGAATGGTTTTATGAGAATGGCTGTCGATAATGCGGTGTTATCTGGTAATCTGGTATTTGAGATAGATGAAACTAATATGGTTCCTGGGCAAGATTTAAGTGTATACCCTGGAAAAGTATTTAGGAGACAAGGTGGAGCACCAGGCCAGTCTTTGTTTGGCACTAAGTATCCTAATGTATCTCAAGAAAACATGATGATGTTTGATAAAGCTAGGTCTATAGCTGACGATGCTACAGGCATCCCTTCATATTCTCATGGACAAACGGGAGTTCAGGGAACAGGCCGAACTGCGGCTGGAATCTCTATGTTAATGGGTGCGGCACAGTTAAGCATTAAGAGTGTCGTTAAAAATATTGATGATTATTTATTACAGCCACTAGGAGAAGCTTTTTATGCGTTTAATATGCAATTTAACTTTGACCCACAAGCTAAAGGAGATTTAGAAGTTAAGTCCAGAGGCACTGAGTCTCTTATGAAAAATGAAGTCAGGTCTCAAAGATTACTGCAATTATTGCAGATTTCCAATAACCCTAGCTTAGCAGCATTTGTAAAACTACCAGTTGTGCTTAGAGAACTAGCTAAGTCTATGGACTTGGATGCTGATAAGTTAATTAATGATGAAAGAGAAGCCTATATCCAAGCAGAAATAATAAAAGCTGCAGGAGAAGGTATGCAAGGACAACAACAAGAAACTGCGCAGGGATTAAACCCCCAAGACCCATCGGGTGGAGGGGCAGGTAATATAGGAGTCGGTAATGCGCCTATTCCTGAAGAACCGGGATTTAGTGGAACGGACCAGCCACAAGGCTCCCCTCCTCAAATGCCCCCTGACTTAGGAGGAATGCAGTGACGCCATCAACGGCAAAGAAGTTACTTAGTTTAGTTAGTACCAAGAAAAATGTAGACGCTTTAGAAGAATATATGAATGAACGAGTTAAGGCAGCCCATTTAGTTATGGAACAAGCCATTGACCCAAAAGATTTGTATCAAGCTCAAGGTGCAATTAAAGAGCTTAAACGACTAAAAACATTGCGTGATGAAGTTGCGCATTCTGCGGAGGACAAAAATGGCTAATACAGAAGATATGAGACCCCTATCAATGGATGATTACACAGATACAGAGTTTACTGGGCAAAGAAAACCACTAGTAGAAAAACTAGGAATGGTTCCCTATGGTGCTAGAGAAGGCGCTCCCTTTATGGATAATCTAAAAGCTGGGATAAATAAACTTGGTGCACTGGCTTTAGGAGATAATGATGCAGTAATGGGGGCATTTAATATATCTAGGGAAGTAGCTGATAATTTAGAATTTAAAGACAATGACAAAACAGAAGATACTTTACGTCATATACTATTAGGAGGACTTGTAGAGTCTACACAAGGACAAGCTTTTATAGCTGGAAGAGAAGGGGAGGACAAAGAAAGCAAAATCGACCACAATAATAATTTATTTGGTAGAGCGTTGCGTGAAAAGTACCCTGATAGAGATACATTTATTCAGGCAGCTATTGCTTCTGCTGTAGCTGTTGGTG